CTGCACGTCGAATACGGTTTGTAACCCGTTTCAGACGGCTTTAAATACCGATTTAAAGGCCGTCTGAACAAGGAGCGAAAAAATGGCACGAGCCAAAAAAGACCAAACAGAAGCCACGCCGGATACCGACGTGGTGCAAGAGGCGGAAGCCGCCGCTGCGGATGCTGCTGTGGCGGTTGAAACCGAACCCGCAGCCGAACCTCAAGCGCCAACGGTTGATGCCGATACCGTGGCCGCAGCAGAGCCGCCGATTGAATTTGTGGTGGTGAAAACCCGCCACGGCGCACCCTACCGCCGCTGCGGCCGCCTCTTTGACGCGGAGGAAACCCGCATTGCGGTTGCCGAATTGAGCGAAGACGACATCAACCGCCTCAATAACGACCCGCATCTGCTGGTGCATTTTGACGCGGCCGAGGCCGAATAATGGCTTATGCGAGCGTGGCGGACATGGTGGCGCGGTTTGGTGACTTGGAAGTGATCGAGCTGACCGACCGCAGCCACAGCGGCCAAATCGATGAAGCGGTGGCCAAGATTGCGCTGGAAGATGCCACGGCGGAAATTGATGCGTATTTGGGGCGTTTCAGACGGCCTTTTTACGATGTGCCGCCCATCCTCAAGCGCTTGTGCTGCGACATTGCCCGTTACCGCTTGAGCGCGGTCGGCCTTACCGGCATCACCGATGAAATCCGCAACCGCTACAAAATCGACGTGCTCGATTTGCTGCGTGCTTTGGCCAAAGGCGACGTGCAGTTGGGTGTGGACGATGCCGGTGCGGAGCTTGGCGGCGACGGCGACGGCGTGATGTTTGTCAACGCGAAAAACAGGATTTTTGCCCGTGATAAGCAAAATTGAGCAAGCGGTGGTGGCGCGGCTGCGGCTCGGATTGGGGCGCATGGTGCGCACAGTCAAGAGCTACGGCGGCGAGGTGGACGACCTCAGCCAGCAATTAACCACGTTCCCCGCTGTTTGGGTCACCTATGGCGGCAGCCGAGTTGAAGCGGCCAATACCGGCAAAAGCCGTTACCGCGAACAGGCCGAAATGGTGGTGATGGTGGCCACACGCGGCCTGCGTAGCGAAGAAGCCAGACGGCAAGGCGGTGCAGACATCCGCGAAGTCGGCAGCAACGACTTGATTCGCGCCTGCCGCCGCCTGCTCGACAGCCAACGTTTGGGCTTGCTGGAAAACGGCGGCCTGACCCCGAAAGCGGTGCGGCCGGTGGTAAACCAAACCCTGCTCGGCAAAGCCGCCGTCAGCGTGTATGCCATCGAATACACCGCCACATGGAGCAGCGCACCGTTGGAAAACGACCGCTTCCCCGAACGCCAAGACGACCCGCAGCACCCCGACCATGTGTTTACCAAGTATCAAGGCGAATTGAGCGAGCCGTGGCCTTGGTTTGAATATTTTGATGCTTTGCTGACCGACCCGCCCGGCGGTGCGGTTTTGCCGATTGATTTAACCCTGCCCCCAAAGGAGCCGCACCATGACGATTAAAGTTAAGGCCGCCCCCGGCCTTGCCGTGCCGACCGAGCACAACCCCCACGAATACATCGGCCAAGAGCCGGCAGAAGTTGCCGCCGACAGCCTGTATTACCGCCGCCTGCTCGATGACGGCGATTTGCTGCCCGTTGCCGATGAGGCTGCGGCAACCAAAGCCAAAACCGCAAAAGGAGCCGAATAATGGCCGACCACATCAGCTTTGACACCATTCCGGGCAGCATCCGCGTGCCCGGCCAATACATCGAATTCAACACCCGCAATGCCGTGCAGGGCTTGCCGCAGAATCCGCAGAAAATGCTGATTATCGCGCCCATGCTCACCGCCGGCCGCCAAGCCGCCCTGACCCCCGTGCAGCTGTTCAGCGATGCCGATGCCGCCGATTTGTTTGGCGGCGGCTCATGGGCGCACCTGATGACACGTCAGGCGTTTTTAAACAACCCCTATCTCGACCTGACCGTGATTGGTGTGGCCGATGGCGGCGGCAGCGTGGCCGCCACCGCGTCGGTATCACTGAGCGGCACCGCCACCGGCAGCGGCATCGTGACCATCCGCATCGGCGGCAAAGCCTACAGCGTGGCCGTGGCGCGCGGCGAAGCGGCTGCTGCCGTGGCCACCCGCATTCGTGCCGCCGTTACCGCCGATTCCGCTGCCGTGGCGACCACGGGCGGCGCTGACGGTGCCCTCGTGTTTACCATGAAAAACAAAGGCCAAATCGGCAACGAGCCGCAGTTCGACGTTGCTGTGGCCGTGGCCGGGTTGAGCCAATCAGGCGGCACGGGTTTTGCCAGCGGTGCGGGCGATGCCGACATCGCCCCCGCCTTGGCCAAAGTGGCGGGCAAGCAATACCACATCATCGTGAGCGCCTTTAACGACGATGCCAACAACAAGGCATTGTCCAGCCACATCAGCCAAGTATCCAACGCCATCGAACAGCGCGGCTGCGTGGGCGTTATCGGCTGGCGCGGCACGCTGGCCACCGGCACCGCCGCCACCGCCAAAATCAACGATGGCCGCGTGGTGTGCGGCTGGTATAAAAACGCTGCCGAGAGCGGCTGCATGATTGCCGCCGGGTTGGGCGCGGTGATGGCGTTTGAGGAAGACCCCGCCCGTCCGCTCAACACGCTGGAAGTCAAAGGGCTGGCAGTGACCGCCGATGCCGACTGGCCGCTGTTTGCCGAGTGCAACAACGCGCTCTACAACGGCCTCACCCCGCTGACGGTGGTGGCGGGCAAGGTGCAGATTATGCGCGCGGTGAGCACCTACACCAAATCGGCGGCCAACGCCGACGACCCCAGCCTGCTCGACATCACCACCATCCGCACGCTGGATTATGTGCGCCGCGCCATTAAAGAGCGCATTGCGCTGCGTTTTCCGCGCGACAAATTGAGCGACAACATGGTGCCCTCGGTGCGCAGCGAAATTCTGGACGTGCTCTACAAGCTCGAAGAAATCGAAGTGATCGAAAACGTGGAAGCCAACAAGCCCAAACTGCTGTTGAGCCGCAGCGTGCAAGACGCCAACCGCCTCAATGCCGCCATCCCTTCAGATGTGGTCAACGGCCTGCATGTGTTTGCCGGCCGCATCGACCTGATTCTTTAAACCCTTGCAGACGGCCGTAGCAGGCCGTCTGAACCCCGAAAGGATACAAAATGACAGACGCAAGCTATGTCGGTGCCGTCATCATGGAAGTGAACGGCCGTGAGGTCGAAATTGTCAGCATCAAGCCCAGCGTGACCACCGGCCGCAAGCCGGTGAAGGCCATGAACCGCCACGGCCGCGTCGGCGGCTATGCCGACGGCGTGAAAGAATACAAATTGAGCGTGTCGGCGGTGGTGCCGCTCGATGGCAGCGTGCCCGACTGGGAAAATATCACCAAGGCCAAAATCACCGTGTTCCCGCTGGAGAAAAACGAGCAGCGCACCTCTTATCTCGACTGCTTCACGCTGGAAGTTTCCGAGCAATACGAAGTCGACAACGAAGCGCGCATCGACATTGAAATGCAGGCGCTGCGCAAGGTGAAAGAATGATGAAACACGAATTCAAGCTGCAATGGGGGCTGCCGTTAACGGGCGGCGTCGCACATGAAATGGCGCTGCGTCCGCTCACCATCGGCGGCGAGCTGGCCGCTATGGCTTTGCTGGACGAGCGCTGGGGTGATGAGCCGCCCGAGGGCGCACGCGCGGCGGTGGAAGAAACGCTGGCCTTTTGGACGCGGCAGCTTTACTGCCCCGCAGACCCCGCATGGCTTGCCGACATTGATTACCTGCTCGAACACCTCACCGGCGACGATTACCGCCTGATTTTGGCCGCTCAGGACGATTTGCGGACAAAATTCACCGCCGCTTCGGCAAACCACGCGGGCAGCGGGGCGGCAGCAGCAAGCCCGACTACCGCAGCAGCCACCGGCACTACCGCCAAGCCGTGATTCTGATGGCCAAAGCGGGTATTGCCGCCGAGGCCGTGGCCGCCATGCCGCACGCCGAATTGGCCGCTTGGTTTGACGATATTTTGTTGAGCTTGGGCGTGAAAAAAGCGGAAGAAGGCAAAGTGATTATTTCCAAACGGCAGCCGAGGCCTGCCGCCCCCAAAGACAACAGCCCCGCGTAACCGCGGGGCTTTTTTTATGGGTTTTATCCTGATTTTGCTTGACTTCTATTATAGGTACACCTGTAATAAAACCTGTTGGATAGCCAACAACGGGAAAAGCCCACCGAAGCGGGCTTTACTGGGAGAAAGAAAATGAAGCGTTCCCTTCAAATTCTTATTCTGGTTATCTTTATGTTGTTAAGCATCAATAATGCTTATTAAAGACTAACCAGCTAGGCGGCGGCGGCAACCGCTGCCTAGTCCCAATCTTACTAAAACCTGCTTGCAAAATCAAGGATGAATCATGGCGAAAACACAAGCTCAAATACAGGAGCGCTCGGATGCAAAGCGCGGTGTGCGCGCAAAAAGCTACAAACTGCCCGAAACCACAATCGCATTAATCGCCGAATTGGCCGAACAAACCGGCTTGCCGCAATCAGCAGTCATTACCGCTGCCGTTAAAATGCTGAAGCAGCAACATGAGGCCGTCTGAATGTATATTAAGTTATGTTAAAATCAAGACGTGCAATATTGCGCGGCTTTTTTTATGGAAAAATAATGGCTTGGGGAATATTATTTCTTATCATGGCGGGGGCTGCTGGGATTGGTGGCATTTTGTATATCAAGTACAGCGAAAAAAAGAAGCAGGAAATATGGGAGGCCGAGCAGGCAAAGCTGCAGGAAGAACAAAGGCAGAAAGAGCTTAAAAGAGCAGAACGGGCGGCAGCCGCCGCCACAGCAGAAGCTAAGAAATTTGAAACGATTGAAGGCTTTTTGTGTGAGCGTGATATTTGCATGAATCACGCAAAATTGACGGCAGATTCTTATGTTGAAAGCCTAAAAAATGGAAATCGGTCGTTGGATAGTAGAAGGCGGCATCTCATTTGGGAATCACTATATCTCATTTTACAGAGCACAAATGCTAAAACAATAAAATCAAGAATCGGTGTGATGTGTAGAAACCTGCAAGCAATGAAGTGGCCGCATATCCCAATTGGACAAAAAGAATTAAAGATAGCATCAACGCATTACTACTATGTTCAAATTCAAAATCTTGTTGAAAAAATAGATAATTACAAGACAGAGCCTGCGAAAGAAAAAGCCGCTATTCGAATAAATGAATTGTTTCAAGAGGCAGAGCAGGAAGAGATGGTTTATCAACAGGCTCTAAATGATTTTAGGCAGAAGCTACAGGCTTGAAGCCCCTTAAATCCGTTTTCAGACGGCCTTTAAACGATAATTGACCTTGAGTTAATTTAAGTTTAAAGGCCGTTTGTTATGGCAAATCAAAACATGAAACTGGTGTTGTCGCTGGCCGGACGCGATGACGGGGCGGTAAGGCTGCTGGCGGAAACCGAACGCCAGCTGAAGCGCGCCGCTTTATCACGAAACCAGCTGGCAAGAGCCGGGAAGCCTTATGAATTGGCCGGTATCCGTTCGGAACGGGCGATTCAGCGCGAAATTCTGCAAACGCAGGCGGCATTTCGGCGGTTGGCGCGCAGCGGCACCGCTTCGCAAAACGATTTGGCACGCGCGGCGGTGGCCACCAAAAACCGCATCCGCGAATTGAATGCGGAGTTGCAGCAAGGCATCCAAACGCAAAGCCGTTTTTCACAAGGCATGAATGTGGCTGCAAAAGGTGGGGCTGCGCTGATGGCAGGCGGTATGGCGGCGTATAGCGTGCTCAAGCCTGCTATGGACAATCAAAAGCAGCTGGATGCCAACGTCGCACAGGTCGCTTGGCAGGCCTACGGCGAGGACGACAGCAAGTCGGCGCAATGGATTGCTTCACAAGGCAAAACCAACATTCGCGACTTAGCGCTGTCGCTGGTTGAAAGCAACGGCGGTACACATGATGCGGCCTTGCAGCTCATCAACAGTATGATGGCCAACGGCATGAGCTTTGATGAGACCAAATCCAATGCGCAGGCATCGCACAAGGCGATGATTGCCTCATCTGAAGGCTTGGGCGATTACAACGCAGCGGATACGGCCAAGCTGTTTAAGGTGCTGTCGGATTTCGGTTTTAAAGGCAATGACTTGGGCAAGGCTTTTGAATACGCCATGAAATCGGGCATGCAGGGCAATTTTGAGATTGCCGACATGGTGCGCGAACTGCCTGCGCTGCTTCCTGCCGCGAAATCAGCAGGTATGGACGGCTTGCAAGGCTTTGCTTTTTTGCTGTCGGGTTTGCAGTCTGCTGCCAATAAGGCAGGCTCAAACAACGAAGCGGCCAACAATATGCGCAATCTGCTGGAAAAAACCCTGTCTGCCGACACCACCAAGCGCTTGAGCGAGATGGCCAACCCCAATCAGCCGGGCAAAGGGATTGACTGGCAAGGCTCGGTTTTGCAGGCAAAAGCCAGCGGCGAAAGTGCGCCGCAGGTTTTAGGCCGTCTGGCCAGCGAGATGCTGGAAAAAGATGCCGAATATCAAAGCTACAAGAAAAAAGCCGATGCGGGTGATGAAACGGCTAAGAGCCAGATGAACATCATGAAAGGCTTTGTCTTGTCGTCTATCTTGCCCGACATTCAGGCTAAAGCGGGTTTGCTGGCGGCATCCGATTTGGAGCAAATCAACGGCTATATGCAAGGCTTGATGGGGCTTGACCCCAATGCAAGCCTAGTTGATAAAAAACTGGAAGTGTTGCAGCAAGGAGCGGGATTCAAGCAGGAGCAGGCGGAAAGCGAAGCCGCATTGAAGCAAGATGTGTCGGCCATTATTGAAGCCGAAACCGCATTAAAACAGCTGACTGCCGAATATCCCAATGCCACCTTGGCCGTGCAGACCTTAACCGCTGCCGCCATTGCCGCTTCTGCTGCGCTGGGGGCGATGTCGCTGCTGGGCGGCAAGGGGCTGCCCGGTGCCGGCAAGCTGCCGGGCGGTGGCGGCGCGGCGGGCAGCGTGGTCAAGAGCGGGGGCAAATGGCTGCCGCGTGTGGGCGGTGCGCTGGTGGCGGGGTTGGGGATTTATAACGGCTACCAGATCGAGCAGCGTGCGGATTTGAACCGCCAGCAGAAAAATGCCGCGCAGGTCAAAAACGTGGGGGAATCCGGTGGTGCGCTGGCAGGCGGCTGGGCGGGTGCCAAGCTAGGGGCGGCCATCGGTACGGCCATTGCGCCGGGTGTGGGCACGGCCATTGGCGGCGTGTTGGGCGGTTTGCTCGGCGGAGCCGCAGGTTATTACGGCGGCGGCAGTTTGGCCGACGGCCTCAATGGCGCGGGTGAGCGTGCGCGTGCCAAGCGGCATGAGCCGCTGCCGCAGTCGCCCCGACCTGCCCCATTACCCGCAGGCTCGCCGCCGCCGCTGCTGGCGCTGCCGGGCAACCAGCCGCAGGAGAAGATGCAGCCTTTGATGTTGCAGCAGACGGCGGATTTCCGCGCTTCGATGGCGGAAAACTCGGCCTTGGTGGGCAACCGGCTGGATGCCATCAACAGCACGCTGGCGGGGCAGCAGCAGGTGATTCAGAACAATATGACGGTTACGCTTGATGGGCGGGTGATTGCCAATGAGGTGTCGCGTTATCAGTATGCGATGTTTGGTCGGGGAGTCGGGCAATGAGTTGGCACACGGTTTTACAAGACGCATCGTTTAAGGGTGCGCACTTTGAAGTCGAAGCCATCGACGAGGAAAACGGCAAGGCGCTGGCGGCGCATGAGCGCCCGTTTGTGCAGGGGGTTGACCTTGAAGACATGGGCAACATGGGGCGGCAGGTGCAAATCAGCGCGGTGTTTTGGGGCAAGGGCTATGCAGGCCGTCTGAAAACGCTGCTGGAGGCCTTGGAAACGCCCGGCGCGGGGGTGTTGGTGCATCCGGTGTGGGGGCGCATGACCAATATGATGGCGGCGAGCTGGCGCTACCGCCATGAAGCGGACAATGTGGATTATGCCGCGCTGGACATGACTTTCCGTGAGGCAACGGAATCGCAGCCGATTTTTGTGTTTGAAAACGCTTTTCTGATGCGGCTGGAACAGCTGATTCAGCTGATTGACACCTACCGCGAAGCGGCATTCGGCCTGATTGATGCGCTGCTGGCGGTGGATGGCGGCGTGTCGGATTTGTGGGGCAGCGCCTTGGGTATTTGGGGCGCGGGTTATGGCGTGTTCCGTGCGGTGGCGGAGCTGTTTGCGCTCGACATCGCTTGGCCGGGCGGCGGGGCGTATGCTTCGGCGGGGTTTGCCGCCGACATGGCAGCCGCGCAGCGGGTGTTGGCCGATGCCGTGCAGGCGGGGTTGCGCGCGGAAGCGGGTTTGGCGGTGGCGGCATCGGCCGATGCGGCGGCAGGCCGTGCAGACGGCCTTGCGGTGCAGGCGGGCGGCTTGGGCGCACGCGCGCGCTTTGACGCGGCGGCGCTGAAGGTGGATGAGTTGCTGGCGTTGCCGCGCGATTTGCTCTCGGGCAAGGGTGAAACGGCAGGCTGGCAAGGCCGCCGCCTGCAAAAAACCACCGCCGCCAATATGCAGCCGGTGGCGCAGGCGTTGCGGCTGCTGGCGCTGTCGGCCCTGGCTGTTACCGCTGCCGACTTGGTGGAGGCAGAGGGCGAGGTGATGAGCGCCTCCGACCTGATGCACATCAATCGGGTGATGCGCCGCCGGGTGCAGGCCGAAATCGATTTGCTGCGCGAAGTGCAAGCGCAGGCGCGGCAAGGCGGCAGCGGTGCGGCGGGTGCGGTTTACAGCAGCAGCCATGCGGTTGCCGAGGCGCTGCGGGATACGGCACAGCACACCAATGCGCTGATTGTGGCGGCCATCAACCAAAAGCCGCCGCTGATTGTGCGCCCTGCGCCGCTGACGGGCACGATGCACCAAATTGCCCATGCTTTTTACGGCGATTGGCGCCGCGCCGACGAGCTTATCCGGCTCAATCCGCATATTGTGCATCCTGCGTTTGTGGCGCTGGGGGAATGGGTGAACGGCTATGCGAAGTAATTACCCCTACGGCAATGCGGTGGCGGTGCGCATCGGCGGCAAAGAGCACCGCGACTGGCAGAGCTACGACATTGACAGTGATTTCCTGATTCCCGCCGATGGTTTTGATTTTGACATCGGCCTGCCGCACGGCCAAACCGAATTGCCCGATTTGAGCGGCGAAAGCTGCGAGGTGGTGATAAACGGCGAAGTGGTGCTGACAGGCATTATCGACAGCCAGCGCCACAATAAAAGCAAAGGCAGCCGCGACCTGCGTTTGAGCGGCCGCGATTTGGCGGCGCTGCTGGTCGATTGCTCTGCCCCGCAGCTGAATGTGCAGAGCATGACGGTGCTGGATGCGGCGAAAAAGCTGGCCGCGCCGTGGCCGCAAATCAAGGCGGTGGTGCTCAAGGCGGAGGACAACCCGAAGCTGGATAAAATCGACATCGAGCCGGGGGAAACGGTGTGGCAGGCGTTGACGCACATTGCCAACTCGGTCGGCCTGCACCCGTGGTTTGAGCCGGGCGGCACGCTGGTGGTGGGCGGCGCGGATTACAGCAGCGCGCCGGTGGCGACTTTGTGTTGGAGCCGCAACGACCGCCGCCGCAATATTGAGCGCTTGAGCATTGAGTGGAACACCGAAAACCGCTATTCCGAGGTGACTTTTTTGGCGCAATCCCACGGCCGCCAAGGCGACAGCGCCAAGCATGACCTGAAATGGGTGTATCACGACCCCGATATGAGCCTGCACAAACCCAAAACGGTGGTCGTGAGCGATGCGGATAATTTGGCGGCGCTGCAAAAGCAGGCCAAGAAAATGCTGTCTGACTGGCGCTTGGAAGGCTTTACGCTCACCGCAACGGTGGGCGACCACAAAACCGAAGCCGGTGTGTTGTGGCAGCCCGGACAGCGGGTGCATGTGATTGATGAGGAGCACGGCATTGATGCGGTGTTTTTCCTGATGGGTCGGCGTTTCAGCCTGAGCCGTCACGGCGGCACGCAAACCGAGCTGCGGCTGAAAGAAGACGGCGTGTGGACGCCCGATGCTTATGCCAAAAAATCGGAACAGGCGCGCAAACGCAAGGGCAAAAAGAAAGGCGTGAGCAAGCGCCGCGCAAGCAAAGGGCGTGGCAGCGCGGCGCAGAAGCTAAACGGATTGGCGGTGTTTGAATGAGTATTGCAAAAATGGCCAGAGCGGCGGCGCAAACCGCCCGCAGCATTGGCGACACGGTGCGCGCGGCGTTTCGCGGCAAAATCACGCTGGTGGTGTCGTCGGAGCCGATTCAGCGGGTGCAGTTGAGCGGATTGGCCGATGAAACCTTGCAGGATTTGGAGCATTTGCAAGAGTTCGGCTTCACAAGCAACCCGCCCGAAGGCACGGAAGCGGTGGTGATCCCGCTGGGCGGCAACAGCAGCCACGGTGTGATTGTGGCCACGCAGCACGGCAGTTTCCGCATAAAAAACCTCAAGCCGGGTGAAACGGCGATTTACAGCAACGAGGGTGCAAAAATCGTGATTAAGCAGGGCAAAATCATTGAGGCCGACTGCGACATCTATAAAGTCAACTGCAAGCAGTATGAGGTCAATGCAGCCGGCGGTGCCAACTTCAACACGCCGATGTTGGAAGCCAGCGCGCAAGTGACCGCGCAAGGGCAGTTCAGCGGCAACGGCGGCATGGCGGTTCAAGGCGGCAGCGGCGCGAAATTCACGGGTGCGATTGAGCATGACGGCGATTTTGCCAACCGCGGCAGCATCAGCAACAACGGTGTCGACATCGGCGCCGGCCACACCCACGTTGAAACCAACGGTGCGGAAACGGGGGCGGTCATCCCTTGAGTTTTGCGATACCGCACAGCAGCCTTCGGGCTGCTTTTTTTGTAGGCGGGTTTGAAGCGCATTTGCTCTAGCAGGCCGTCTGAAAGCGGGAAAATGGGCGCATGGATAAAGAGCTTGACCCGCGCAGCGGCGACTACACCGGCAACACCATCGACACCCTGAAAAACGCGGTGTACATCCGCTTGGCCACGCCATTGGGTAGTTGGTGGGCGGATACAAGTGTCGGCTCGCTGTTGCACCTGTTGCAGCGCGAAAAAGATTTGGAGCGGGTGGCCTTGCTGGCCGAGCAGTATGCAGCCGAAGCATTGCAACCGATTATCGACGATGGCCGTGCCGAGCGCATCAGCGTGAGCGCCGAGCAGCCGCACAAAGGCCGTCTGAATCTGCGCATCCGTGTGGAAACTGCCGCCGGCGGCTTTGATTACAGCCACGGCGTGGCGGTGATTTAAAAAGGATTTAAGCCGTGTTTGATACGCCGACATTTGAGGACATCCGCAGCGCCATTTTGCGCGATACCCTCTCGCTCGACCCGTCTGCCGATGTGAGCGCCGACAGCGACCATTATGTGCACGCCAGCCGTTTGGCCAGCTGCGCGGTGGGGCAATACGCGCATCAGCATTGGATTGTGCGTCAGATGTTCCCCGACACCGCCGATGCGGCTTACTTGGAGCGCCACGCGGGGCTGCGCGGTTTGCGCCGCCGCAGCCCGACTGCGGCCGCCGGCACCGCAGCGGTGCGCGGCACAGCCAATGCGGCGGTGACCGTGGGGGCGCAAATCCGCGCCGGCAACCGCTTCTATCGCGTTACCGAGGCGGCCCGTATCGGCAGCGCCGGCACGGCAACGGTGGGCATTGCCGCCGTGGAGCCGGGCGAAACGGCCAATGCGGCCAATATTGCCGCGCAGTTTATGGCCGCCCCCGCAGGCGTGGCCAGCGAGTGCACCGTCAACGCGGTGGGCGGCACCGACACCGAAAGCGATGCCTCATTGCTGGCGCGGCTGCTGGAAATCATCCGCCGCCCACCCGCAGGCGGCAACAAATACGACTATAAAAACTGGGCGCTGAATGTTGATGGCGTCACCAGCGCTTATGTGTATCCGCTGCGGCGCGGCTTGGGCACGGTGGATATTGCTGTGACGTCGGCAGGCGGCGTGCCCAGCGACGACATTGTGCGCGCGGTGCAAACCTATATTGATGAGATGCGGCCGGTAACGGCCAAAGAATCCCTTGTGCTCAAGCCCAGCACCACCAGCGTGGCGGTGACGGCGGCGGTGAAGCTCGACGGCACCGACTTGGCCGCCGCCACCCGCGCCATCAATGCCGCGTTGGCCGAGTATTTCGGCAACCTGATTCCGGGCGATGCTTTGGTGGCCTCGCAGATTGAGGCCGTTATCAGCAACGTGCCGGGCGTGGTCGACCGCCGTCTCACCGCCCCTGCCGCCAGCCGCGCCGCCGATGTGGCGGGCAAGATTGAATGGTTTCGCTTGGGTGGCGTCAGCATTACGGTGGCGGTATGACTTACGCCGAAACCCTGCTCGGCCTGCTGCCGCCCGTGTCTTACGCGCGCAACGCCCCCAAAATCCGCGCGCAGGCGCAAATCGACGGCAAGGTGCTCGATGATGTGCGGCAAACCGCCGAAACCGCGTTGGCCGCACTCGACCCGCGCACTGCCGGCGATATGTTGCCCGATTGGGAGCGGCTTTTGGATTTGGACGCCCGCGGCAAAAACCGACAACAACGTGTGCTGGCCGTGATGGCCAAAATCAACGAGACGGGTGGCTTATCCATCCCTTATTTCGTCCGCCTGGCCGCATCTATAGGCTATGAGATTGAGATCAGCGAGCCGCAGCCATTTCGGGCGGGCATCAGCCGCGCCGGCGAGCGTATTGCGCCGCCTGAAATCATCTGGGTGTGGTGGGTGAACGTTAAAAAAGGCAGCAATAAAATCATACGATTCCGCGCGGGCTTATCCGCCGCCGGCGGCAGACTCACCGATTTTGGTGACGCGGAAATTGAAAGCATTTTCAGAAACTTAAAACCTGCACACACCGACGTGCACTTTACCTACGAGGCATAAACATCATGTGGCCGATTCAAACGCAGGACAAATTATTTCATGACGGCAACGGCACCACCGAGCTGGGCACGGTAGTTACCGCCGAATGGCTCAATGACGTTCAGCAGGCCTTGCTGATGGTGCTGGCCGCCGGCGGCCAAACGCCTGCCAAAGGCAATCACAATCTTTTGCGCGATGCCATCCAGCGCATAGTCAACAACCACACCCCGGCCGCATCGGCCACGGTGGCGGGCGTGGTCAAACTAAATGATACTTTGAGCAGCCAATCCACCACCGAAGCGCTCACCGCCAACCAAGGCCGCATGCTGAATAACAGCAAGCTGGGCAACAGCGGCAACCAAATCATCAAAAACGGTTATCTCGCGGTCGACAACCCCGACGAGTGGACGGCACTACGCAAATCCGTGGCCGATGGCTCGTGGCGTATCGAGTTTGCGCCGGCCGGCTCGGCAGATAAGCGGCTTAATTTTGTCTTTTCGCCCACTGGCGGCTCATCCACGTATTTGCGGTTTGCCCCGATCGGGAATGGCGAAACGGTGGCTTATGAGTCATACGTAAAAAGCCAGATCAAATCATCCCGCCCACTGGTGGCCGGCGCCGACACCGCCATCACGCTAAACGTGGCCAGCCGAGCCAGCATCATCGCCGCGCTGGGTAACGACTACATCCCGTATGGCCACAACCAACTGGTGTTGCATAACCACGAAGTAAGCAACATCACCAGCCTGCCCATTGCCGACAAATCACCGCTGCAGCTCGATATCTACGTGATGGGCGACTACAGCATGATTGTGGCCACCTATATGACGCGTGGTCAGCGGTTTTGGACGCGCGCCAATTGGAACAAGGAATCGTTGGACTTGAGCTGGGTAGAGGATTTAACCGAGCGCAACGGCGTGATGCTCGCCGGCGACCAAAATATCGGCGGCGCAAAAACCTTTGCCGCGCGCCAAAGTTTTTTAACCGGCCTGCAAGCGGCCAGCAGCAAAACCGACTTTGATGCCGGCCGCTGCATCACTTTGGGCGCCAATACCAACGATGCTTGGATAAAAAATGAGACCTCCGGCAAATTTTTTGCACTCAAAAACAGCGGCGAGCTGCACTACGGCGGCCACAAGGTTTACACGGCAGAGTACAAACCCAACTGGGTAAACGACATCACCAACAAGCCCACCACCGTGGCCGCCAGCGGCCTCACCGATGCCGCCACCAAAACCGACGTATCCAACGCCGCCACTGCCGTCAAAAACGAGATTTTAGGCGGCGCCGGTGCCGCGTTTGACACCTTAAAAGAGCTGGCCGCCGCGCTGGGCAACGATGCCAACTTTGCGCGCACCATCGCCGATGAGCTGGCCAAAAAGGCAGACAAAGCCACCACGCTCGCCGCCTATGGGCTCGGCGACGCTATTGCCGTGCTCACCGGCACCATCGCCGACGGCGGCACCATCCCGCTGCCGGCCGGGTTTAGCGAGGCGCAGTGCAAATTTATGGTGAGCACATCCCGCGACAACCCCGCAGACATCCCGTGGGATATCGACGAGAGCGGCCGCCATGTGCATTACGGCTATGAGTGCACTCTTAATGGC